TAATTCATACTTGCCACAAAATTGCATAAACCGCACACCAACTTGGCCAATATCTTTGTGACTGATCTGCTCACGTATAGCAGCATCTACTGTATCTTTGATCGCTTGGGGTTGCGCTGTTAAATCAATCAGTTCTCTATTGCGTTCGTAATCATCTAACACTCGATGTTCTACACCATCTGGATCAGACCAACGTTGCAGCATCATGTTGTTCCAATTATATCCTCGTTTGTCTTTGTCGGCAAAGGCCTCACGGAGACCAACTTTATTCTTTGTCCCTTTCTCGCGAACTCCCGGATAAGCAGAGAAGACGTTGTCGGAGGAGTCGCCACGCATACACTTCTCAAAGAGTAACCAAGCTGGGTCCGGGATGGTTTTTGGCTGTTTAGTTTTCTTATCGTTGACAGGTTTACCTTTAGCATCAAAGATTCCTTCTATGGTGATTAGTTCGTCTGTGATACCATTATATTGTTTGACATTAGGTGCTATTAATTGAACAAAGTCGGTATCACTGCTGATAACAATATGTTCATCTTGGGGGTGTAGTGCAATCCAGCGAGCAATAATATCGTCGCCTTCTGCTGTAGGACATCTTACAACTGAGCAGTTAGTTCTTTCAGACAAGTATTTAGTCAAACTATCATAAGTTTCCCAAAACATTTTATCTTCATCTGCTTGGGCTTCTGTAAGGGCCGCACGGGCTACAGCACGGTTATTTTTGTAGGGTTTATAGTAGTCCTTGCGCCAGCTACGCCCTTCTAGTGCAAAAACCACGTGATCTGCTTCAAAGCGCCGGGCCACTTTATTAGCACTCATTAGGGTTACATGGAGGGCAAATCCAATTTTCTCCCACGTGTCAGCGGCACGAAAAGCACCGTGTCTAGCACGAAAGAACATATTAGCCGTATCTATAAGAACATATTTCATACTGCTAGTATAGCAGATGTTAGCTATTTTGTCAAACGAATTTATTGGTCATTAAGTAATTGAGTAGGTATTTAAACCACCAACTATGCCCATCACGTCCATAATGATATGAATCGGGCATGACTGTTTCAATTCCAGCGGCTTGTAATCGAGCATGGTATGTGCTGGCCGGATCGTATGGTCCAATATAATTAAGGCCCCAATCTTTTTGGTCTGCGATTGAACTAAAATCGTTATTGCCGTTAAAAAACACATGATGAATATTTTGTGCCAAAAGTTCTTGATGAAATGCCCAAATATTGTTGTGTGCTTCTTGTGTCTTTTGTTGCCAGTTAAGTCCAATTATGTAGTTACGATATCGTTCAGCGGCCTCGGACAGCACCTGGTCAATGCCACTGCCGTTGACTTGATATGTAACGCCGTTGTATAGCCATTCTTCTCGTTCCCAAGTGCTCCATTGAATAACAACTAAAATATCTTGTAGATTATTTTTTTGTTGTGCAAGCCAGGCACGGGCAGTTCTTAGTATTCTGGCATTTGAACTGGCACTTTCAGCTTCGCATTGGAATCCAGCAGTAAGAGCAAGACTTAATAGTTTACCCCAAGTGACTTGAAGATTCTCTGGGTGAGGTAATCGTCCTAGGTGATATAATTCAGGATCGTCTTCAGCAAATGCATGAGCGTTTACTGCTTCGGCACCAGCGGTATGGCTGTCACCATTTACATACAATATCATACAACAAATTCTTGGGCATAAAGAGCTAGTTCGGTACCCCAAGCAGCTTGAGCGTCAGCACCATAATGAAATGGATCTCCGGTATTAGCTAGAATATTTTTTGATTCAAAGTATTTGGCCATGCATCCATTGGGATCGTAGGGCTTGTAAAAGTTTCCATGCCAATCTTGTTGATCAGCAATAGTGTCGAAGTTGTTATAGGTAGTCCAAAACAAATGTGGGATTCCACGTTCACGTAATTTTAAATGTATAGCATAAATCCTATCATGCCACAATTGTGTCATCTTACGATAGTATTCCCCAGTTAAGGTAGCCTTCCAATCGTTAAACCGAGCTTTCATTGGTTCTGGCATGCCAAAGTCTGGACCTCCGCACACAGATATATTATTATACAACCATGGCCACTCTTCGCGCTCAAAACTAGTCCATCCAATAAACAAAAATGTATCTTTTTCCCATCTGTTGTCTGCTAAGAAATAGTCTAGGTGGTTTTCAATCCAGTAATTACTTGCTCCGTTTTTAGCCCAACAGCTAAATGAATCAGAACGTTGACGACTAAACACCACAATCATATTGTTAACGTCTATAGGTTGTTTTGACTCGGTACAAGCAGGATATAAATTACTATCGCCAATGGCTAAGATCATGATACTTCTGACCTTCCGTCACCAATATTGCGAGTCTTGACTACACGGTCACGTTCTGGATCCATTGCTTGATATTGTTCATATGTTTCTAATACAATGTTGCGACATACCGCAGTAAACCAACGATCTACAATGTCGGAATCTGTATCTTTAGGATCCATTCGATAGCCGGCACGAACAAGATTGGCCACAAATTTATCATTCCAATCTAATTCAAAAGCGCCGTTCTGCATGTTTGTAGGATCGACCTCCATACTGAGAATAGTCACATAAGGCTCACCGCGTTCAGTAGCCAATTCCTTTTCAGTCTTTTCCGCCTTTTTGGGTTTGGGTTCAGCCTTGACTTCTGGTTTTTTCTTTTTTAGAAATCGATCAAATATGCTCATAATGTCCTTAGTTAATTCTAGTGTTACCGTAGTGAATTACTTTAACTGTATTAGTGCTTTGTAGTTTGCGCCACGGGTCAACAATTATACTACCGCCTTGGATTTGACAGTAGGGTTGAGTATCTAATTGATCGCCCGTGTATTCGTAAGTAATTTTACGATTATGTGCCCATAAAAATACAGCAGGAGCATGGACCTCTGAAACAACATCAGTAGGATCGTCAGCAAGTGGGTCAACATAGGTAACTGTAAACCCTGCTTCTTTGATATAAAACCCAATCAATGTAGAGTATGAACCAATACAGTATTCGACATCTGGCTTGTAGGCTTTGCCGTGGATTACGATAGGCAAATTGTTTTTCTTGGCTTGCTCGACTAAAAACACAGCTAAATTTTTTGCTTGTATTTCTCTGGCATGCATTACAGTATCAAACAAATCATAGCCTACTTCATATTCTGCGGCCAACCAACGTAACGCAATATTATCACGTGGATGGCAAGCACCTGCATCGCCCATACCTGCTGTCATATATTTAGGACCCATAATACGCATTGTGCTCTTGGCTAGGGCATCGGTAACGACATCAACATTGATGTTGCCAATTTTTAATGCAAAGTCTTGAATCATGTTTACTAGACCAACTTTAGCACTAATGAATGTGTTGTAGAAAATTTTGATAGCTTCGCACTCGTCCCATGTGCCAACTTCGTAGCGTGGATTGTTCTGCATGATGGTATCATACAGGTCGCGGAGTTCGCCAGCAACGCCTGTTAAGCTACCATCTTCTGTGCCCAACATGATCATTTCTGGATTGACCATGTCCCACTTGACAGAACCCATGGCAATCAAATAAGGATTATAAACAAATTCGTGTTTGAGATCTAACAGGGGAATAAACTTCTTACGAGTGGTTCCGGGCAATACTGTGCTAATTAACACTACTTTTTTAGGTGTAGTGGCATACCGGTTTACATTATTGATCGCGTCAATAACAGCATCGTGACCAAAGTCTTTGGGAGTCATATGACTACTTGGAATTGACCCGTCGTAACCTTCGGCATGTGGAGTAGGAACGGCAATAAAAATCCACTCACTTTCGTTAACTACTTCGCTAATGTCGCATACTTTTACACTATTGCTTTGACGAGGATAAATGTCGTAACCACGAACTTCGTGCTTTTCAGCAAACACTTCGGCACAATCGAGCCCCAATTTTCCAATTCCTACAAACCCCAACTTGTATTTTTTCATTCAATTTCCTTTGATTTTAATCCTTGAGATAATATTGAGTGCTACAGAATAATTTATCTGGTTTATTGCACCCGACGACTATTTTTTAAACACAGGAATAGGATTCATCTTGTGTAGACTACGACTACGAATAGCACGATAACTGTCAAGATTATGTTGCTCTGTGCTATTAGCAACTGCAACTTTGCCTAAATCTTGTTTCATGGCCAATTCTAGTTCAGCATAACTCAGTCCGCCCAGTTGATCTTGATCTGTGCGCCCGTCATCCCATAAACCGTCAGTAGGAGCCGCATTGATAATGTCGTCAAGCACACCCAACTCACGACCCATTTGCCACACTTCGGTTTTGTAGCAGTCGGCAATGGGACTGATGTCTACACCGCCGTCACCATATTTGGTATAAAATCCTACACCAAAATCTTCTACTTTATTGCCGGTACCTACCACAAGGCCGCTAACACTTTGAGCAATCTGATACAAGGTGACCATACGCAAACGACTACGACTATTAGCAAAGCCTAGTAAATTGTTATAAGTGCTCAACCGTTTTTCAAACTCATCAAAGGTTGTAGTTAAATTAATAATATCATGGCGCACATTGTCAAACTCGTTGCATAACCAAGCACCTTGACGCATACTCAAATCATGCAAGTCTGGACGTTGACGGATAGGCATGGTTATGGCTATGGTTTGCAAACCGGTTCTAGCACACAAGGCACTGACCACAGCTGAATCAATACCACCACTGATGCCTACGACTAAACTTTTCATACCAGCCTGTTGGGCATAATCGCGAATCCAATCAGTGATACGATCTTGTAATGGCGCAACGGCCATTCTATCTTCCGTGATAAAAGTTGTCATTGTTTTAAACTCCATATAATATGTTCTACAGGCTCGTGATATCTAAATAAAAATACAGGATCGCCCGGTCCTGTAATCATTCTAATTCCTTCGTAAACGTAGCGTAGCCATAGCCAACGACCAGTTATAGCACTACGTTTTGGCCACCATAAAAATCGTAATCGCCAATGTGCCTGAGTGCGGAAAGATTCTTCCTCCCACTTATTATCCATTCCTGGTATTGGCAAGTTATATAATCCTTGCGGGAACATTACTTGCCCCAGCCGTTGCCCCACAAGTCCACATGTAACCTAGGACTATAGTTGAATCCACGCTCAACACAGATGTCGGCAATGTTCAACTTGTTAGCATCATATGGTGTAACAACACCGCCCTGTGGCATCAAGTAAACAACACCACCAAACCCACCGGCTCTAAACGCATCTACGGCACGAACTGCTTCATCAACATGCTCTACTGTTTCTACAACAAACTTAAGATATGTATGCCCTAGTTCTTGATAGCTTTGCACAATCTCTGGACGAATTGCATCGGTCCACGTCTCACCACTTGCACTTAACTTAGCACTGACACTGAATGTTAAACGGTCACGGTCACGCCCCATACGTGTCCAGTCTTCTAACAGGTATTGTCTAAAATCTTCGTGTAGTTCTTGAGTTCCGTTAGTTTCAAATGTCAGATTACGCAAGTCTGCCATGCCAGGATGTTCAAGTAATTCTGTATAAGCACGTTGCCAACCTAACAATGGCTCCCCTCCAGTGATAACCAAATGCACATCATTGCCGTTGTTCTGTACCCACGAACCATTGGGCGTCAATGCTAGCATACGCTTTACTAACTCGTCTGTAGTATAATTAGGACTCAGATGTTTAAATGCAGGATGCCACGATGCATAGCTGTCACATCCTGTTTCAACTAATGGTAATTCTAAAAAGTCGTTATACATATGAACAACTTCGGCCACATCGTCGGCACCGGTACTCTTTTCTCCTGGCTTACACCCAAATCCTGCACAGGTAAAATTACAGCCATATGTGCGTAAGAATACGCTAGGGACGCCAATAAACCGACCTTCACCTTGTAAGCTATAAAATATTTCGCTGACTTTAATTTTGCTCATCGTGTAACCTTTAATGGAATGCCTCTAAACATATATTCTACAGAATTATCTTTTTGGAATGATTTGTCAAAACTGCTAAAATGTTGGTTAAATTCATCTGGCGTTAGTTCAAAATGATCGATAGGTTCTTTGCTGGTAGCAATAGCAGCTTTCATTTCTTCTAACAAATCAGGTTTTCTATAATGTATTTTCATTTCCACCAATCCTCCCAAGGAAACACAATCCAACAATCCTCTTCGGCTTTATTTAGATCAATGGCGCTGTAGTTAATTTTTAATTCACTCTCACTTGCTTCGTTGTCAACTAACACAGCAACACGAACATTATGTCCCCAAATTTCGTCTTTCCAACGTTCATCATTGGGGAAGCATCCGCTTGGCCAATCTTGTTTGATCCAGTTTAGTGTAGCACCGGTATCATTGATATCGTCTACAATAAGAATTTTTTTCCTGCCGTCTCCTGATGCCATTGGATCGTGAATGTCATAACCAAATGCATCTTCGGCCATCCACAAATTGCTTTCGGATTCATTACCATCTCGTAGTTGAACCTTAAGCGTTTCCATTGGAACTTCTAAGTATTGACTAATGAGGTTAGCCGGAACTAACCCACCACGTGTGAGTCCCACTACATAGTCAGGCATCCATGCGTCACGTTGTAGTTGACGTAGAATTTCTTGCGTTTGATTTTCAATATCTTGCCAAGTGTAATAGATTTTTTTCATTTAAATGCTTTGGTTAAATCAGTGATATTCCATAAACACATTCGACGATTAACTTTTTTTTCCAGTCCGTCATTAAGATAATCCACTGGGTTTGGTAAATTATA